GGAAGACTGGCGGCTTGCTGCACGCAAAGGTCGCGACGGAAAGGCAGGCCGGGACGGGCGAAAGCCAGACGATGATCCGGTCAGCCTCAAGGGGAAGAACGATGATTGATCTGGTCACCATCGAGGACGCCCGCGTCCATCTGCGCATTGACGACTACGCAGAAGGTGAGGGTCCAGATGATACATGGCTCAGCATCTTCATTCCCGCCATCAGCCAGGCTTTCGCGGAATGGGTCAAAGAACGAAGCGCCCTGTACACGCCCGCGCTAGACAGTTCCGGAGAGCCCGTCTTGGATAGTTCAGGACGCCCGGAGGCGGCACTCGACTCAAATGGACAGCCAATCCCCAAGCCTCTCGTCAGGGCCGCCGTACTGATCGAGCTGGAGCGGCAGTACCGCAGCAGGGGCGGCGAAGACGAGACCGATGTCGACGCCTCCGCTGGATACGGCTACATGCTCGGCAAGGGGTCCGTCGCCCTACTCCAATCGCTCAGAACGCCCACGGTGTCGTAATGGTCAGATCAGGAAAGCTCCGCCATCGAGTTGCCATTGAGCGTCCGGCCTATACCCAAGACCCTGCAACGGGCGAAATGATCCCGGGGTGGGAATTGGTGGGCAACGTATGGGCTGATGTAAATCCGCTATCGGCGAGGGAGTTCATGGCAGCTCAAGCGAACCAGTCCGAGGTCAAGGCACGCATCACAATTCGCTACCGACCCGGCCTGACGCCAGATATGCGCATTCGACACCGCGACCGTATCTACAACCCCGCCGGCCTGATTCCTGATCAGGAGTCTGGCATTGAGCACATCACCATTCCTGTGAAAGAGGGCGTCGATGAAGGGCTTTGACTGGTCAGGCATGGACGTAGTGGTGATGGCGTCCGGGCCATCTCTCACTGGCAGCGACGTGGAGCTGGTGAGGCAGTGGCGCCTGTCGGGCAAGGATCGCCGCGTTATCGTCACCAATACCACTTACAAGGTCGCCCCTTGGGCGGATGCGCTCTACGCCCGCGACTTCGCGTGGTGGCGTGTGTATCGAGAAGCTGCGCAACAAGAATTCAGCGGCGCCATGATGACCAATCTCGACGGAGTGCGAGGCGTCATCGCCATGCACTTGGCCTTGAACCCAAGCAATAGCGGCGCTGACGCAGCGTTCCTGGCGTCTCAGTTTGGAGCCAACCGAATCATCTTGCTGGGGTGTGACGCTCGATACGGGGAGCGCGGGGAGCGGCATCACCACGGTGACCATCCGAAGGGGATGGGGAACTGCCAGTCAGTCAGTGACTTCTACGGACAGTTCAAGCGCGCTGCGGCATTCATTAGGCGACCGGTAGTCAATGCCAGCCGGAGCACGATACTGGACTTCTGGCCTCGCGAGAGTTTGCGGGGCGCACTGTTCGGCGCCCACCAGCGGAGCATGACGGCATGACTAGCATCGTCTGCGTGCTGCGCTCTGGTGGCGAATACGGCACCCAGCACGTCCAGTGGCTCGCCCGCCAGGTCGACATGCTCCAGTGCCTGAGCGACGTACCAGTGCCTAGGGTGCCGCACATACTGCTCCAGCACGACTGGCCGGGATGGTGGGCCAAGCTCGAACTGTTCAGGCCCGACCTGCCGGGCGACTTGTTGTATCTCGACCTGGACACGGTGGTGCTGGGCGAGCTTGGGCCGCTGATCGACGCCGCAGGCGGCAACACCACCATGCTCTCTGACTTCTACTGGCCAGACAGGCCTGCCAGCGGCCTGATGTACATCGCGCAGCGGGACAAGGCGGCGGTCTGGAATGAGTGGATCCGCGACCCCGAGGAGCACATGCGACAGCCGCCCGGAAGGGGCACGATCGGAGATCAGGCATTCATCGGTCGTGTGCTGGGTGAAGGCGTGCAGCGCTGGCAGGATGTCGCCCCCGGCCAGGTGGCTAGCTACAAGGCGCACTGTCGGGCCTGTGTTCCAAACACCGCCAAGGTTGTCTGCTTCCACGGAAATCCACGTCCATGGAGCGCCCCTGACAACTGGATACCGGAGTTAACGCATGGCTGATCTATCGTTCAATCTCTCTGGCGTCGATGAGGCGCTGGCGAAGATGAAGCAGGTGGAGACCCTGCCGAAGAAACAGGCGACACGGTTTGCCCTGCGCAAGGCAGCGAACCTTGTTCGGGATCGCGCCAAGGATGGAGCACTTCGGATTGACGATCCTCAGACGGCCAACAGTATTGCCGACAACGTAGTGGTCCGGTTCGATAGCCAGCACTTCCGACAGCACGGCGATCTGAAAATGAGTGTCGGTATCCGCGGCGGGTCCACGTCGAAGAAGTCAAATGCCAGCAACCCTGGCGGCGACACCTACTATTGGAGATTTAAGGAGTTCGGCACCGAGAAGATGCGCGCCGACCCCTTCATGCGACCAGCACTTCAGGAATCGATCGAGCCGGCAACAGATGAGTTCCTGCGCCAGTTCGGGAAGGCTCTCGATAGAGCAATTAAGCGGGCCAACAGAGGCACCACTAAATGATCGGCTATGTTGATGATGTGCAGTGGGTTGGATCGAATAGCGGCAATTCCAGAGATTCCGCCATATCGGACGCAGTCTCGGCAGCGTTTGGATCGGGCCAGCTCGGCGCCCTGTACGTCATCCAGCCTGACTACCAGGGCAGCGCGATTCTCTGGCAGGACGCGGCCGGCACGATCCCCGCAGTGGCTGATGGCGACCCGGTTGGCCGTATCGATGATCTATCGGGTGGCGGCAACCACGCCACCACGCCTGTGCCAGGCACGCTTCGAGGATCGGCCGGAAACTGGCGCCTCGAGTTCGATGGTGTCGACGACTACTACGACCTGCCGCTGAGCCTTGCGCAGAACTCACCGAGCCTGTACCTGGCCTTCGCCGGGGCGTACCGAGAGTTGGCCGGCGCCGATAAATCGATGATCTGGTTCTCGACCGGCACATCAAGCACTGGCACCCGGGCCAGGCTGAACACCAGAGCCACGACCTACCTGCAAGCAGCCGGCCGCAGGCTGGATGAGGGCCCCTTCGACACGGGTGTGCAGGCAGAAGTCATTGCAGCCGACGAGCCGTTCACCGCATCAGCATTGCTTGACTACGCCAACGCATCGGCCTGGCTGCGCAAGAACGGTGTCGAGCAAGCGAGCGGGTCTTTCTCCACTGCCGGCGCAAGCTCGGACACGCCATCCCTTGAGGCCTATCTCGGCTGGCAGGCTGGCGAGTACACGACCATGGATGCTCGGGCCTTCGCCATCGTCACCGGCGGCACTGACGGGATCGCTGAAATCGAAGCCCTTCTGTCGAGCCGGATTTAGAGGTGCCCATGCAACCACCCATCTTCACCGTCTGCGCGTCTGACCCGGTGGTCACCGCGCTACTCGGCGCCAATACGACGCGGCTCTACCCCTGGGGTGAAGCGCCTCAAGGCGTGGCCGCTCCGTATGCGGTATGGCAAGTGGTGAACGGAGCGCCCGAGAACTATCTGGCGCAGCGTCCGGATATAGACGCCTTCACGCTGCAGGTGGACGTCTACGCCGACACGGGCAGCACAGCCACCGACGTCGCCGAAGCTATCCGTGACGCCATCGAGAACAAGGCCTACGTCGTCCGCTGGGGCGGTCAAGAGACTGACCCTGACACGGGGCGGCGCCGTATCTCGTTCGACGTCGACTGGCTCGTGCCGAGATAACCCCCAGCAACGCAACACCCAAGCCCTGGCATCCGCCGGGGCTTTTCTTTTCCACCCTCGCCCGCCGCTGTGCGGGCTTTTTCACGCCCGCAATGCAAGAGGAAACTGTCGTGAGCATTCTCTCTCAAGGAACGCACGTCTACTTCATTGACCCCAACGACGGAACGCCGCAGGTGGTTCAGGTTGAGTGTGCCACCAGCTTCAACCCTGGCGGCGCGCCGGCCGACCAGATTGAGGACACCTGTCTCGAAGAATTCGAGCGCAGCTACCGGCCCGGCCTGCGCACCCCTGGTCAAGCGTCACTGGGGCTCAATGCTGATCCCTCCAGTGCTAGCCATGTCACGCTGCATGAACTGTCCGAGATGAACCCCTCGCCAGTGGTCAAGTGGGCAATCGGCTGGTCCGACGGCTCTGATGCGCCGACGATCGGCAGCGATGGTGACTTTGACCTTCCGGAAACTCGGACCTGGTTCACCTTCGAGGGCTACGTCTCCGACTTCCCGTTTGATTTCCAGCAGAACAGTGTGGTGACGTCCGAGGTCACCATCCAGCGCTCTGGTGGATCAGCTTGGGTTCCGAAGGTATGAAGCTAAGTCTTGAAAGCCTGCAGGAGATGGGGGCATTCGCCCCCGTTGACCTGACCGAGGAAACCGTGACCTGGCGCCAAGATGGCGAAGATGTCAGCGCTACGGTGTTCGTCAAGCCACTGTCCTACAAGACGGCCGTCTCCGAGATCGTGGCCAGCCGCGAAAACACTGACGCCCTGGCCGCCCGCATCGCTGCCAGTATCTGCGATGAAGCCGGCGAGCCGGTGTTCAGCGTGGGTGACATCACCGGCGAGGCTGACCCAGAGCGCGGGCCGCTCAATCACAATCTGACCATGGCGCTGCTCGAGGTCATCGGGAGGGTCAGCGGCCTGGGAAAGAGCAAGAGCCGCTCGGTGACGAAGAAGAAGTCTGGCACGAGCTCGTGATGAATGGCATCGGCGGCTGCACGGTCGCCGAGGCCAAGGCCCGCATGAGTTACCGCGAGTTTCGTCGCTGGGTGGCTTTCCGCCACAAACGAGGGTCGCTGCACGAAGGGATGCGGGTTGAGCACGGCGCCGCCCTGGTGGCCTCTACGCTGGCCAACATCCACAGCAAGAAAGGCGGCCACAAGATTTTCGACTTCATGCCGCACATGGACGAGCCGCCGATCACTGTAGAGCAGGCCATGGAAGCCTGGAAATGAGTGGGCTACAGTCTCCTTACCTATGGATAAGGGGATTCTTATGCGCAAGACACTTGGACTAGCTGTCGTACTCGCCTCACTTGGAGGGTGTGCCACAGGCACAGTCGATCAGTCTTTCACAGCGATGCCCGGCGTCTCAACGGAGCGGGACGCCCAAGGCAATCAGTTCGTTACCAGTATCGAAGTGAGCACCCCGGGCGTAGCCGCTGCCCCTGGCGATCTGGCCCCGTGCATCTTGCAGAACGTAACCAATTCGTCGGTCACCCTGACAGGCACCTCTGCGGCCTTCGTTAGCCCTTTCACCGGTGCCGTGTATCGCGCCACCGGGTCGGACGGCGTCGGTGGCGGCCAGGCTTTGCAGTACGTCTCTGAGACAGAGGACGAGGCCATTGCAACTGGCGTGACTGACTATCAGGTGACATCGATGGGCATGCCCGTCGACAAGCACTTGCGATACACCTTGGCTGTGAAGTCTGATGGCTCCGGCACGAAGTATCACTTCGGCAACTTGGAACAAGCACAGAAGGATGCTGGTTCTGCCCAGAACATTGGCTTTGCCAAGCTGGGCGCCTGGAGCGCTTCACAGCCAGAAGCCGCCCGGGCCGCCCTGGTTCGCGTTGCCGACAACATAAGCTCGTGCCTATCCCAGCGATAGCACCCCGGAAAGATCCCAAGCCCCGCCACCGAGCGGGGCTTTCTTTTGCCTGGAGAAAACATGGCCGTTCGCTCACTCGGACAACTCACGCTCGACTTGGTGGCCCGGGTGGGCGGTTTCACCGGCCCCATGGATCAGGCGTCCCGGGCAGCCAAGAAGGACATGGCCGACATTGCCAAGTCGTTCAAGGGCGCTGCGACCGCAATCACCGCCACTTCCGCCACTGTGGCTGCCGCAGGCGGCGCAATCGTCGCACTGACGAAGACCGCTGCCGACAATGCCCGGACGCTGCAAAACCAGGCGCAGGTGGCCAATGCCAGCGTCGAAGAATTCCAGCGCATGGCCTACGCCTCTCAGTCGGTGCAGGTCGAGCAAGACAAGTTGGCCGGCATCCTGCAAGACGTGAACGACCGTGTCGGTGACTTCATGGCCACCGGCGGCGGGGAAATGGCGGATTTCTTCGAGAATATCGCGCCTCAGGTCGGAGTGACTGCTGAGCAGTTTAGGAACCTATCTGGCCCCCAGGCGCTCCAGCTCTACTATGACAGCCTCGAGAAGGCGAACCTGTCCCAGCAGGATATGACGTTCTACCTCGAGGCCATCGCCAGCGACACAACTGCGCTGATCCCGCTTCTTCGCGATGGTGGGAAAGGCTTCGCGGAGATGGCGGACGAGGCCGATAGCCTTGGGGTTGTTCTCTCTGACGTTGATATAACCAAGCTCGAAGAGTTTGGACGCCAGTTCGATCGTATCAGCGGCATCCTGTCGACCACGAGCGACCTGATTGCAGCAGAGCTAGCGCCATACCTTACCGTGCTCGGCGATGAACTTGTTGACCTCGCGACCGATGGAGAAGGGTTTGGCGAAGCGGTTCGCAAGTCCGTCGAGTCATCGCTCGAGGTGATTGGCTACTTGGGTAACGCCCTGCGCGGCATAGAAGTCGTGATGAAAGGCATGCGGGCCACCGCATTCTCGGTCGGCCAGGCTTACACTGCTGTGTTTGCCGAGATCACCGAGGGCGCGGCGTTCTTGTTGGACAAAGTCGCCGGGGCGATCAACACCGTAATCGACGGCGTCAACCATATCCCGGGTGTCGATGACATCCCGTTGATCAGCTCCTTCCAAGACAGCAGTTACGCCCAGGGAATCCGTGCGCTTCGTGACGAAATGGCGGGTCTTGGCGAAGATGCGCGCCGGGAATTTGTTGAAGCGCTAAACAAGCCGCTACCTTCTACTGCCGTAGACGAAGCACTGGGCCGCATAAGGAAAGAGGTTGAAGACCTCGAAATCCTTGCATCAGGATCATCACAGTTTAAGCCGCTAAAAGACTGGCTTCTGGAAGACCCGTCTAGCTCGCTTCCCAGCGCTAAGGATCGCGAGGCGGCGCAGAAGGCCCAGGCCGCCGCGGCGAAAGAGGCAGCCGAGGCTGACAGGGAGGCTACTAGAGAGATTGAGCGGCAGCGATCCGCGTATAGGGGGCTGCTTGATGACCTCTACCCGCTACAGGCGTCACAGCGCGAATTCCGCGAGGAAATGGAGCTGCTCAAGCTCGCCGACGTCGCCGGTGAAGTGGACGACCTGGCCGACGCTCAGCGCCGGCTGCGAGAAGCCAGCGCTGAGCAAGTGGCATCAGGGATGGAGGATGCCCCCAGCTATGCCGGCCTAGACGGAAGCGTGGGCGGCGCGTTCGGTGAGATCGCCAAGATCGACGAGGCTCAGGAGGCGCTCGAGTCCTGGTACAAAACGCAACTCGATATGCTGGCAGAATTCCGCGAGGCCCGAGCCGACCTGAACTCGGAGTGGGACGAGCGCGAGCAGGAGATCCAACAGCAACACCAGGACCAGCTGCTACAGATCGAGCGTGCCCGGCAGCAGGCGCAGCTCGTGGCGGCAGAAAGCGTCTTCGGCGATTTGGCAGACGTCACCCGCACGTTCGCGGGCGAGCAGTCTGGCATCTACAAGGCCATGTTCGCTGTGCAAAAGGCCGCCGCGATCGCGCAGTCCTTGGTAGCCATTCAGCAAGGCATTGCCATGGCCGCCGCCAACCCCTTCCCCTACAACCTGGCGGCAATGGCGTCCGTGGCATCAGCGACTGCCGGCATCGTCTCCAACATTGCCTCTATCGCCGGGCCAGACGGTATGGCTCACGAGGGGATCAATTCGGTACCAGAGGATGGCACCTGGTACCTCAAAAAGGGTGAGCGGGTCACCACCGCCGACACCAGCGCAAAGCTAGACCGCACGCTGGATGACGTACAGCGCAACCGATCTGATGGGGGCGGCACCACCGTCAACGTCATTGAGGACGCCAGTCGTGCCGGCCAGGTCAATGAGCGGCAAGACACTGACGGCAAGGCCATTATCGACGTTGTTGTGGCCAACATCACCGGCGACGGCCAGATCCACAAGGCCATGTCCGGCAAATACGCACTGAGCACCAAGGGGCGCTGATGGCTATCGAATACCCCACGGGCCTCCCCCTGCCGCTGCGCGAGGGATACGGCCTAAATCACGTCGACCCGGTGCTACGCACCGACATGGCCAGCGGGCGATCCCGCATGCGGCAGCGGTTCACGTCCGTGCCGTCGCGAGTCAGCGTCTCGTGGCTGCTCACGACGCCCGAGGCGCAGCTGTTCGAGGGGTGGCACGCCCACACACTCAAGAGCGGCACCGAGTGGTTCGACTGGCCGACGCTTACGCCGATGGGCCTCAAGAAGTACGAGGCTCGTTTCATGCAGATGTACAGCGGACCGCAGCTCGTGGGCCTCGACTCATGGCGTATCACCGCCCAGGTCGAGCTATTCGAGCGGCCGCTCATGCCAGCCGACTGGATCGAGATCGCGCCCGATTTCATCCTCGGCAGCAGCATCATTGACCTGGCGCTCAACCACGAGTGGCCACGGGCCTGACGCCCAACAATATCCCCTGGAGCCCGCCAAAGAGCGGGCTTTAATGAGATGGTCAGCCTGACCTCGAAGCCCAGCAGGCTATGCTTGCTGGGCTTCTTCTTTTCAGAGGACCACGCT